AGGGAATGGAAATGACCATGAAGGATTTCAACTATTCTGACTTCACAGGTTATGAGCCTTTCGTAACTGACTTCAGAGATCCAATCTTGGTTAAGTATGAGTCTTTCCATTACAGAAATGTCCTTCCTGGAGGAACAATGTCTGGTGAGTTCGTTAAGTATCCAAAAGAAAACGCTACCGTAGGTGGAGCTAACACTTGGGCATACGGAGACGGTGCTAAGCCTGAAATTGAGCCTAAGTTCACTACTTACCAAGCAGATGCTGAGTGGATTGCAGGTCTTATCAAAGGAGTTCCAATTTCAATGATCGAAGATTTGGCTTGGATGACTTCATTCTTGCAGAACAAAGGTCGTGCAGAATTGTTGAAGAAGGAAGATACCTTCATCCAAGGTTTGCTTCTTGATGCTGCTAACTCTGAGAACTACAATGGTTCTAAGACTGTAAGCATTGAAATCTTGATTGATGCTGCTCTTCGTCAGTTGAAGAACAACCTTCACACTCCAACTGGAATCGTATTGTCTAACCAAGATTATGTAAACATCTTGTTGGGTAAGGCTTCTGGTTCTGGTGAGTATGACTTCCCAGGTGTTGTGACTGTTAATCCTTTGACTGGACAACTTAATGTAGTTGGTATCCCTGTATTCTCTAACTCTTACCTTTCTCAAGGAACTGGTATCGTTGGTGATTGGAACCAAGCTCAGTTGTTGACTCGTCAGGCTCCAAGAATCAGATTCTTCGATCAGAACTCTGACGATGCTGAGAAGAACGTAATCTTGGTTCGTGTTGAGGAGAGAGTTGCACTTCCTGTGTTCTATGACAATGCGTTCATTAAGGTAACTTTGGCTTCCTAATTAGAAGTCAATAGTTTAGAATAAGAGCCTTGGATATTTTCCAAGGCTTTTTTATTATCTTTGAGTCATGGCAGGATATGAATACAACGAAGATATGCTTGGCGATATACTGCCAGTATATGAATACTTAGGTGCAACAGGACTCCAAATAAGGTTTACAAGTGAGACAAGCTATGTTGAGCCTTACAATGTAGAGGACTTTAAGGACTATGCTAGAATTGACTTCGATACAGATGACAATTTGATTCTATTGTTTCTAAAGTCGGCTAGACAGAACATTGAGCAGTATATGCAGAAGTCTTTGGGTGTACGGACAATCAACTTGATTGCCCTGCATTTGCCTAAGAACTATAAGTTGCCTTATGGCCCTATTCAGTCAATCACTACCGCAGGATATACTTTATTTGGCGATTTGCTAAAAGAAGGCGGTAAAGACATTAATATTACCTATGTAACCAACGCAACTTTGGTAAATGATGCGATTAAGCAAGCAATCTATCGTCAAGCCTACCATTACTACGAATACAGAGAGGCTAATTCTAAGCCTGATTTGTTGAGTGAGGTTAAGTTGTTAGTAAATCCATACAGAAGAATAGTATTCCCATGATGCGTGAAAAAGTGGTATTTAAAAGGTCTGTGCAGACTCAAGACCCTGTTACAGGTCAGTTAATAAATACCGTATCTACTTACTACGAGCCAAAGGGTGCTAGTGTTAAAGAAATTACACCTAGCGTTGATACTGTTGTACAGAAGCAAGAGTTAAGCACATTGATTGAGGTTGTGATTCGTTACAATCCTTCTGTTGCCATTCAGAATGGAGATCAGATTGAGTGGAGAGGATATTACTTTACTGCTCTTGCACCAAAGGTTGACCCATTGAGAAGATACATTACTATCAGAGCATTTGCTGCAATGGAAACGACTAATAGAAATGGCAGTCCAAGTTAAGGTTAGCGGAATCAATATTCTTTTAAAGGATTTAGACCAATACTCTGAAAATGTTCAGCAGGGTATTTATAAAGAAGTGCGTGGATGGGCAGAGAGAACAGAGGCAGATGCTAAGAGAGATGTTCCGTATAAGACAGGCGATTTACAGGGAACTATTCGTTCTGTTGTATCTAATAATGGATTGACATGGATTGTCAAGGCAGGAGGAATAAATAATGTTAACTATGCTCCTTTTATCGAGTTTGGCACAGGAGTTAATGTAGATAAGTCTTTTCTACAAGAATATGGATTAGTAGAATATGCTAGGCAATTTAAAGGTAAACAAGATCCATTTTTCCCATTACCTTCACGAAGTTATTTATACAAGAACGCTAGGTTGGAGTTTGAGAAAACTTTAGCTAATATTAAGAAACTTCTACAAACACAATGAAACAATTAAAGGATTGGGCACAGATTTTTGCTTTGTCATTTCTGTGCCTTTCAATTTGCTCAGGCATCCTAGAGTTTGCCTTATGGTGCAACAAGCCGTTTGCTTATCTTTTATCCGTATCTTTCTGCTTCTTAGTTATCTGGGGAGGAGTAGAAATATATGAGCGTTCTAAATGAACTACACGGACAAAATATATCTTTCAAGACATTCTTATTTTGAGAAACGATTTGCTAGGCTAATCAACCGAGCATTGGATGAGCAGTACGATGAAATGGCTCGTTTATTTGAGTCAGGACAAGACATCGGCTCTGTGAGTGGTCAAGGTATAGCTATGGTATATCAAGCCATGTATCAGCTTATAATGGAGGATGAGGGCACATTAACTTGGAACGAGTTTGTCAAGCCAATCACCAACCAAGAAATACAGACCAAAGACATCTTTGATGAGGTAGCAAGCACTCTTGCACCACAGAATGTAAACGAGATGACCTCATTTTGGAGAAGGCTTATGGATGGCTTTCTAAGCACCTACATTGGCTTTAGAATTTCAGAGGTACTATCGACAGGTGTTAAGCGAGTAAACGAGTTAATTGGCAAGAGCAGAGGCAATGGACTAAGCAACGAGCAGATAGCTGACTTAATTAGACAGACAGACCTTGTGCTACGATCTAACACGATTGCAAGAACAGAGGTTACCAACGCAATGAGTAAGGCACAACTTCTTGCATTAGAAAGCTCAGGGTTAAATTGGCAAAAGGCATGGAAAGCAATCCGCGATGATAGAACTAGAGATGCACACCTATTTACAGACCCAAAATTATTTATTCCGATAAAGAATAACTTTATTATCAATGGTCAGCAGTTAGCATATCCAGGTGATTCAACCCAAGGAGCTTCTATGACTAACACTATTAATTGCAGATGCAGATTGTCTTTTAAGCAGGAGGGCAATAGGTTTGGATTTACAAATCGTTAAAAAACCTTATCTTTGACTATGGATTTATCAAAAGCATTAAAAGCTGGTTATTTTCAAGCACTATACCCAGAGATAGGTGTACCTATCTACGATGCGTTTTCTATCCCTGAGATGGCAGGATATCCCTATGTGATTATCTCTAGCATTACTACTTCTGAGATTACGAATACTACCTGTAAGAAGTTTAATGCAGATGTTACTTTGGATATTGTAACAGGCTTTACTAGACCTACGGGTATGGATCAGGCATTTGACATCGCTCAGGATATTGAAGACATTATAAATCCTATGAGTAACGCTGACATAAACATTAATGCTTACGGATGGGAGATTGGAACTACCAACCTAGCAAGTTCTGATAGTGTTCAGTTAAGAACAGGTGAGTATTGGATTTACAGAAATGTTAGGACATATTCTCACATAGTAGTACCATTTTGATAATAAAAAAAAATCTGATACCTTTGAAATAATAAAATAATAAGACTATGGCTAACGAATTATTTAGTAAAGATATTGGTGTTTACATTGACATTTCTGCAACTTCAACACCATCTTGGAAATTGGCGGTTTGTACCTCCTCAAAATCTTTGTCTATTTCCGTAGGCTCTACAGAAATCAACAACGATTGTACTGGTGACTTCGTAAGAAACCTTCCTTCTACTGCTTCTTGGACAATGAGCTTTGAGGGTGATGTTAATACCAACCCAGGTGTTAATGAAGTTTCTGCTGAAGACATCTTTGGATATACCATTGCTAGAGCAACAAGAAAGTTTAAGTTTGAATCGCTAGATGCTTCTTACATCAGATATGGTGAAGGGTTCATCTCTCAGTTTGACGAAACTGCAACTGCTCCTGAATATCAGACATACTCTGTAACCATCACAGGTTCTGGCCCAATTGATGACGCAGTAACAACTTAATTTCTGTTTTTCGTGTTTGTGTTTAGTAAAAAGGCTCCTTTTTTAGGAGCTTTTTTTTTGCTTGTTACATTTATTACTAAATTAGTGGCATGACAGGAATTATAAAACTAAAAATCGGAGGTCAGGAAAGAACCTTGAGATTTAACAACTTTTCAGCTATTGAATTGTCTAAGATTATCTACAATGGTGAGCAGCCTAATTTTGAGACAGAGGATTTGATGAATCGCATTATGAAGCTTAATGAGAAGAATCATTATCTTTTAATCAAGACTCTTATCTATGCAGGTATTATTGGCAACGATTATGTTGTTGGTTTTACTGAATCAGCAACACCAGAAAATGTTGGTGAATGGATTTCTGAATTAAGTTCAGAGGAAATTTATTCTGTTTGGATTACTTTTTGGCAATCAATGGGTGTTGATCTACCTTCTTTAAAAGAATTAGAAAATGACTCTGTTGCTGAAAAAAAAAATTAACATGGATTGATATTTGCCAAGAATGTTTTGGTGAACTTCGAATACTTCCTAGAAATTTTTATGAAATGACTTTTGCCGAGACTATCTTGACTATGCGTGGTCATCAGATTAGTCAGTCAAGAGAGTGGGAAAAGTATAGGCTTGTTGCTTACCAGGTGTACACATCTATTCCTAAGAAAAGTCCTAATAAGTCTATTCAGCAGTACTTCCCATTGCCTACTGATCAGAGTGGCAAGAAATTAGATTCATCCTTAGTTAAAGCTCGTAGAAATGCCTTCTTAGATAAGATGGCTAAAAATTAGTATTTTTGAAATATGAATGAGCTACAAATACGCCTAACTGCCGATATGAAGGACTTGATGTCTGTGTTAAATAAGGCACAGCAAAGTCTAAAAGCATTTGAAAAGCAGATAGCATCTGATACTGCAAAATCTAATCAAGAAAGACAAAGGACATTAGGATTAATTGAAGAGCAGATTGCAAAATCTAAGGATTTAGCACTTTCATTAAAGCGAGCCACTAATGAGCAAGATGTTGCTTTTTTTAATGCTGAACTTGAAAAAACAAATCAGGAGCTTGCTAGACTTAATTCATTAGGCAAATCTTTTGGAGGCACAGCTGTTAAATCATTCGATAATCTAAAGCGTTCAGCAGGAGCCGCTAGTGGTGCGGCTATTTCATTTGGAAGAATTATTCAGGATGCTCCATTTGGAATTATTGGTGTAGCAAACAATATTCAAAATTTTGGTGAGCAATTTGTAGCATTAGGAGATAAGTCAACCACTGCTGCTGGAAAACTTAAACTTTTCTTTTCTGCTTTAATTACTCCTTCTAATCTAGCAATACTTGCAGTATCAGCTTTAACTGCTGCTTATCAGGCTTATAGTCTTGGTTTATTTGATGCAACAGAAGAAACTAAAGAAGCAGTATCAGAAACTGAAAGGTTTAATCAAGTATTAAATAATTTAGAGAAAAATTTAAGTGCAGTTGATTCGGCAAGATTAAAAGCTAATAAATCAGCAGCAAATGAATTAGCAGAAGTAGAGTTGCTTAACTCTGTATTAACTGACACTAGTAAATCTGAAAATGAAAGAGTAATAGTTTATAATAAGTTATTAGAAAAGTATCCTAAAATTATTGGGAATATTACTCAAGAAAAATCTCTTACAGAAGGATTAGGAGAGGCATACAATTTACTTATTGCTTCTATTCAGGAAAGAGCAAAAATTGAAGCAATTTCTGGTGCATTTGCTAAAGTTCAAGAGGAAAGAATTTTATTACTTGTAAAAGAAAGGAAAGAATTTCTTACGCAAAATGAATTGTTTAAGCAAAGAAATGACTTGTTAAATAAACAAGCAGAAGCTTTAGCAAAAGTAAATGCAAAAGAAACTAAACAAGCTGATAGAAATCAGGCACTAAGAGATTATTCTGATACCTCAGCAGCATTAGAAAAGTTAAATCAAGAAAATAATAATTTTTCAAATATTGCTTCAAAAACTAATTCTGCACTTCAAGAAAATTCTGCAACATTAGATATATTAAAAGAGCAATATGGTGGATTAGATCAAGCTTTGGCTAATTTATCAGATGGAGAACCAGATAAAAACATAAATAGAACAACTGAAAGTTTGTCTCTATTAAATAATTCCTTAACAATTCTACGAGAACAGCAGAAAAATTTCTTTGGAGAAGATACAGCAAAATTCTTTAGATCATTTGATCCACAAGCAATAGTTAAACCTGTTGAAGGTGCTTCTATGATTTATACAGAGAATGTAGAAGCAATGATTCAAAAAAATAAAGAATTTGAAGAAGCTTTGAATTCTATTGGATTAACTTCTGCTCAAGTATTTCAAGCTATTGCAAATGGAGCAGCCGAAGGTTATTCAAGTTTTAATGAATTTATTACTGATTTAGCAACAACTCAACAATTTTTTAATGAGGCTTTTGCAGTATTAGAAGCTGGAATTGAAAATACTATTGGTGACGTTGCATTTTCTATTGGTGAAGCATTAGGAAGTGGAGGTGATGCTTTGAGATCAGGAGGAGGAGCTTTACTAGGTGGAATGGCTGCCATTTTAAATCAATTAGGGCAATTAGCTATCCAAGCTGGTATTACAATTGAAGCTACTAAACAATCATTAAAAACATTAAATGGCCCAATAGCAATAGCAGCAGGTGTTGCCATGATTGCTCTAGCAGGGTATTTGTCATCCCAATCTAAATCTTTAGCAGGTAAATTTGGAGGAGGTTCTTCTTCACCTGGATCAGGTTCTACATTTACAAATCGAAGAGAGTTTGGTGGCCCTGTATCTAAAGGAAGAGCATACATCGTAGGTGAGCGTAGACCTGAGTTGTTTGTTCCTAACACTAACGGAGTAATTCTACCTCAACTTCCATCAATGGATTATTCTAGTGCATCTGTTAGCTCTTCAATGTACGGTGTTGAAGTAATGCTTAAAGGCCCAGATGATTTGCTATTCTTTGTGGAGCAGGCTCAAATCAGAAGAAACATAAGATAAAAAAAACCTTGACCACACGGCCAAGGCTTTCTGTTAACAAAAACCCAAAATAACTACATTAAATTCTTTTTCTTAGTAGTGCTATTTTTCTGATGCGATTCTCATCGACATCGTACTTAATGCAACTTTTCTCGATTAATTCGTCTGTGATATTCTCAGGAGTTGCCCTGATTTCTGCTATGCACTTGGCGATAGCTTCTGATGATTCTTTTAATGTTCTGTTCATGTTGGGACAAATCTAATCGAAGACTAAATATAAGTCAAGATAATCCCTATTTTTTTTTGTATTTTTGACCAATGGCAGAATACAGATTCATTTCGGGACTATTTGGAGGCACAGGTTCAATCACAGTTAATGGTGTAGCTCCTTTGCTATCCTATGAGGAAGGAACTTCTTTAACCATTCTAGGAACATTTGATTCTGGATTTAGCTTTAGCTCTTACAACATTAACAATGGTTTCCTAACTTCAGGGACAAACCCTTGGACATTTAATATGCCATCAAGGGATGTTAAGCTAAGAGTTAACCTTACAGGCACATTTACCCCAAGTGATACGGATTATGAACTTAGATTCTTTTCAGAAACTGAGGATCAATCCAATCAACTTATAAGATTAGAAATCTACGAGTTTGGATATATCGGATCTCCAATACAAAAAGATACGGCAGGATTCTCATTTCGTTGGGGAAACTTTGGTCAAGATGAACTAGAGCCAATCGTAAGGTCATCATTTAGCTTTGGCCTTGTCGGAATGCGTGACGAGTACTTCGAGCTTCTTGAAGGCGGTTACAGAAAATGGTTACTTAAAGTTCTGATTGAAGGAGATTTGTTTTGGGAAGGATACATAAACAATTCTACCCTTACAATTAATGAAGTAGGAATCAGAGAAGTAATGGAGTTTACTGCTTCTGATGGATTTAATTCATTTGACTCTAAAAGAGTAAATGAGCAGTACTTTGATGGATTCTCAGGCAACACATTTGTTGGAGGATTCTTCGGGGCATTAAATCAAACATTCCCTTTGCTAAGGCCAATAAATATGGCTTGTGAAATATACGAGACTAGGCTAGATACTAATGATGGTGTATTTGAACAGCTATTGATTCCTTCTAACGCTGTATTTACAGATGGTTCTATTCCTTTGTACCTTTCAATTAATGGCATTGTTGAAAACACTTCTGTTTACATATCAGAATTCCTAACTGCACTTCTAAAGCCTTTCCTTTGCAGAGTTTTCTTGTGGAGAAACGAGTTCTATATCATTTCATTGCCTGAATTGGCTAAGGATAGTTACAGGCTATTTAATTACAATACAGACGCTGAAAGAGAAGGGATTACTACCATAACTCCTGGCATGGATGTCTCTTGCAAGTTTACAGGAGGTCAGCGTACCGGTAGACCTGTTTACACGGAGTTTACGGGCACATTGGAACTTGGTGTACTTGACTATTCAGCTCGTGGAGGAATCTACGAGGAGCCGTTTAGTATTGATTCTTGGGAGTTTAATGGTTTAGATAGTGCTTACCCTAATACATATCAGTTAAGGCTGTGGAACTATGTTAGTGCTATTCCTAGTGCTCAGCCAAGTTCATATCCAACAGGAATTAATCCTGCAAGGATACAATATGTATCTGATGCATCAGGAGAATACGCTAAGATATGGGGAACAAGTTCTGTAAGTGGAACAGCAGATACTTATTTATCATTTATAGAATTAGATTCTACAAGAGTATTTACAGGCATCCCTATTGCTCAAGACTTAGCGAATACATTGAGCTTTCAGCTTGAGTTTATATTTACTCCAAGAATTGGAGGAGATTTACCAAGACCAAATACAAACGCTGGTGTTATGATTAACATCGGCAATAGTTATTTGTCTTTTGATGGTGTAGATACCTTTACTTGGAGTTCTTCCTTTACAGTCATGCAGTTTCCCATGAGTGGATTTGGATGGAATAAGCTAGATATTGTCAATGTGGTTGTACCTGAAGATGGGAATGTCATTATAAGGCTATATGAGGTCATTACAACGAACGCAAACTCCGTAGATAAGTACACAGTAGGGTACAGAAATATGTCGCTTAAAATCGAAGAAAACGATGCCTTTGCAACTGAGGAAATATCAGAGAAATTCGTAACCGATGAATCTTACTCCAATGTCTACGATGATGTCAAATTTAAGATCGGTGATGTCGATACCGAAAACTCAAGTAGTGCTATACGGCTCGACTTACCTGGATATGGCAATCCAAATTCTCAGGCTTGGTCTAGGGATGGTGTCGAGTCAGTACCATTGATTCAGATATTCCTTCAGGAGTTAGCGAATATTAAGGGTAGACAAAACCCTAGGTTGATACTTACATTGCCTAGAGATGCTGCAAATCCATTAGAAATAAAACCATATCAGAACATCGAATACGATGGACATTATTGGATGGTAATTGCGATGGATGTAGATTTAATGGCAAATAGTTGGAGATTAGAATTAGCAAGATTAGGCGAAATAGGAAGTTAATATGGCAGATGTATCAGGTAAGTTTTTCTCAGCGAAGAAAGTAAGAACAGGTGTATCACCAAGTAGCCCAGGTGTTGAGCAGGGTGAGACCTTGCCTCCTGTTAACCCTCCTGGTGGTGGACTGAATTCTGTAGGTCTTACAATGCCTTCTGCGTTTGAGGTCGCTAATAGTCCATTGACTAGCAACGGAACGATTGCAGTTACAGGAGCAGGAACAGTTTCTCAGTATGTGCGAGGAGATGGATCTTTGGCTGACTTTCCTGAAAGTATTGGATCAGGAGCATCTGTAAGCTACTACTTGAATGGTTCTGTTAATCAAGGAACTATTGGCGGAGTCACTTACTACGAGATGAATAAGACTCCGATTATCGGAGCAGGAACTGATTTTACTAGAAATTCAAATGGTTACATTGCTTCGTTTTTAACAGATGCAAACGACCCATCTTTATTAGTTATCCCTGCTGGTAACTGGAACTTTGAAACTTACTTTGAGGCATCAAGCGGTGGAGGAAGTCCAACCTTTTATCTTGAGTTATACAAGTATGATGGAACAACCTTTACACTTGTTGCATCCAATAGTGGCTCTCCTAAGTTAATTAACGATGGCACAGAAATAGAAGCTTATTTTAGTGCTTTAGCAGTTCCACAAACCACGCTGACTTTAACGGATAGATTAGCTATTCGCATTTATGTCACTACTGCTGGCAGAACCCTTACTCTACACACAGAGAACAATACTCTTTGCCAAGTTATAACCACATTTACGACAGGATTATCCGCATTAAACGGATTGACTAGCCAAGTTCAGTTCTTTGCAGTAGGCACAAGTGGAACTAACTTTAACATTGCGAGTGCGAGTGATACGCATACATTTAACTTACCTACGGCTTCTGCAACAAACAGAGGAGCATTGTCTTCTACTGATTGGAGTACATTTAATAACAAGCAGAACCAACTTAACGGCACAGGCTTTGTCAAGGCAAGTGGTACAACGATAACCTACGATAACTCGACTTATCAGGTAACCTCTGAGAAAGGACAACCGAACGGCTATGCTTCGCTAGATGGTAATGGCAAGGTTCCGTTGGCTCAGATCAATGATGCGTTGATTGGTAATGTCAACTACCAAGGATTGTGGAACGCTTCAACGAATAACCCCACATTGGTTAACCCTCCATCGAGTGGAACTAAGGGATACTACTACATTGTAAGCACGGCAGGAACATTTGCTTCGATTAGCTTTGAGGTTGGCGATTGGATTATCTCCAACGGAAGTGCTTGGCAGAAGGTAGATAACACCGATGCGGTAAGTAGTGTCTTTGGCAGAACAGGCAACGTTACTGCTAGTAATGGGGACTACAACACTAGTCAGGTAACTGAGAATACTAACCTTTATTATACCGAGGCGAGAGTTAGTGCCAATACAGATGTCGCTGCGAATACGGCAGCTAGACACAATGCGGTGACTTTAGGGACTGCAAATGGTCTTAGCTTGTCTACTCAGCAGCTTAGTCTGCAACTAGCTACAAGCGGTCAGAATGGTGCATTATCTTCTACTGATTGGACTACGTTTAACAACAAAGAAAACGCAATAACCGCAGGGACAACTGCTCAGTACTTTAGAGGAGATAAGACTTTTCAGACGCTAAATACTAGCGTTGTACCTGAGAATACTAACTTGTACTACACGGAAGCTAGGGTAAGTGCCAATACGGATGTTGCAGCCAACACCGCTGCTCGTCATAACGCAGTTACTTTAGGCACGGCTAATGGTTTAAGTTTATCAACTCAACAACTTAGCTTAGGTCTAGCAAGTGCAGGTGTAACAGGAGCATTGAGCGGAACTGATTGGAGTACATTTAACTCTAAGCAGCAAGCACTAAACGGCACAGGATTCGTTAAGATTAGCGGTACGACAATAAGCTATGATAATTCTACTTACTACCTAGCATCTAACCCTAGTGCGTTTATCGCATTGACTGCATTAAGCGGAACTGCTCCAATTCAGTACAACAATACAACAGGTGCTATAAGCATTACTCAAGCTAGCGGTTCTACCAATGGATTTTTGTCTAGTACAGATTGGACTGCATTTAACTCCAAACAACAAGCTTTAAACGGAACTGGGTTTGTAAAGATTAGTGGTACTACGATTAGCTATGACAACTCGACTTACCTAACAGGAAACCAAACTATCACTTTGAGCGGTGATGCAACAGGTAGTGGTGCGACTGCTATAACAGTTGTTCTAGCTAATAGCGGTGTTACTGCTGGTACATATAATGATTCAGCTACTCAAGTAAGACCATTTACCGTTGACGCAAAAGGTAGAATTACAAGCATTGGAACTGCCGTTACGATAACTCCTGATTGGGCAAATATTTCAGGTCAAAGAACCTTAACCCGTGACGATGCTGGCTTACAAGGCAATGCAGGAGCAAGAAGTGGTTTCTTTGAGACCGTTTCTCCTGTAAACTATTATAGTGGGGCGAATAGCTGGCAGCATTTAATTGAATCAAGACATACAAATGATTCAAATAATTACGCAATGCAGATTGCAGGAAGTTTCTTTGACCAAGAATTTTATGTCAGAAAGACTAACAATAGTGCAACAACCGCATGGTCAAGAGTTTGGCATTCAGGAAATATTACTCCAGTAACAGGGACAGGTACAACTAACTACTTGCCTAAGTTTACAGGGACAAGTACTATTGGGAATTCAATAATAAATGAAAGTGGTACTGAAATAAATGTTGCAGGTAATGTTTCAGTTCGTGGAGATTGGAACACAACTTACCCTGTTTATCAAATGATTGATACAAGGGTTGGTGGTGCAGGGTGGAATATAGAAAATGGTAGAACTTTGGGTAACCTTAGTTTTTATAGAGGCGGTACACTAATGACTCTTGACGCTTCAGGCAACCTTGGCTTAGGAGTTACACCGAGTGCGTGGAATTTGTATAAAGCAATACAAGTACAGAATGCATCTATTTCTAACTTTGATAATTCAGATAACTCTATTGTTGGTTCAAATGTATTTTATGGTGGTTCTCCTAATGATTTTAGATATATTTCTGATGGGACATCAACAGTTTATAGATTAAATAATAGCGTTCATTCTTGGTTTATTGCTCCATCAGGAACAGCAGGCAATGCTATCTCCTTTACCCAAGCGATGACATTAGGTTCTAATAGTGGGTTATCTATTGGCACGCCATCAGCAGCACCTTCGCAAGGATTGTTGGTTCAGGGGGATGGAAGGTTTAATGGTGTTGTTACCGCTGGAGGTGCAGCTAATATTGATTCATCCTTAGCGGTTCAAATTTCTACAACAGGAAGCGGAACACAAAAATGGTTTGGAGCAAATAAAAATGGTTCATACGGTTTAATAGTTGGTTATAGCGAAACAACAGGATTATCAGGAGTTGGTGCATACATTAGACAAGTAACATCAGACCCTTTGTTTTTTGTTGTTAATAATACAACTACTGCACTAACCCTTGCCTCCACAGGCGCAGCTACCTTCTCCTCTTCGGTGACGGCAAGTAGGTATACTAGTATTGGGTCTTCTAGTTATACTAATGATTTTGTTAACACGAATATTGGAACAGTTGGACAAAACATTGGATTAAGGTTTGGTTATGATGGTTCAACCTACAATAAAGGAGCGGTATATTTTATTAGCAAAAGCGCAAATGGAGTAGGTGATTTAATATTTGCTTTAAATAATTCTGAAAATAGTGCGAACGTATCGACATCTGACGAACGAATGCGCATCACCTCAGGCGGCAATGTTGGCATTGGTACGAATAGTCCTGGAGTAAAATTTGTTAACTCAGGAGGGAATAATGCTTCTTTGCCTACATTTGGCTCAGGTACTATTGGTTCGGATGCTATTCTATCAGCAAATGGATTGTACGGTTTATACACAGGAGTTGCAAGTGAAGGTCATGTTTGGCAACAAGTTCAAAGAAACGATGGAAGTACTGCGGTTTATCCTTTAGTTTTACAACCATCGGGTGGAAATGTAGGCATTGCTACGACTACTCCAAATTCAAGACTACAAGTTAATGGTTCAGTTTCTCTGCCTCACACAACAAAATCAGCTAACTATACTTTAACGGATAGCGACTACACTGTTGGATTTGATTGTGCAAGCAATAGGACTGCAACGCTACCTGATGCAACAACTTGTGCAGGTCGTATCTATGTGATTTATCAATACAATACGGGTTCAGGGGTTAGGTCAGTTACATTGGATGGAAATGGCTCACAAACTATTAATGGTTCAACTACTTATAACTTATCGCCTTATTGCGATTTTACATCAATAATCATTCAATCAAATGGTTCTAACTGGATTATAATTAGCAGTAATTTAACCGCTGATTGTCTATAAAAATCAAACTTTAAACAATACAACAAATGAAAAAAATCGAACCAGTACAAGTATGGAAGAACGGACAAGAGTTAGAGGCTACCCTTTTAAACTCTACAAGTCAAGACAATTTAATTAATTCTTGCACATTCTACTACCAGCTTCTTATTGGAGGCGAGGGAACAGAGGCAATGCCAATTGTGTATAGTCAACCAGTTGCTGAAGGTAATTTATCTTTAACTGGAGAAGATTATCTTGCTTGGGATGGCACAAATGATGCAGCGTATGCATATATTGCCGAAAAATTAAACCTTACACTTGTACCATGAATGTAAATCTAGCAATCGCCCTAACTGACATCGAGGGCAACGCAATCCAAAACGAGAAAGGCGAAGAAATGCTCCTTTCTAAAATGGTAGGCAACGCATTGTTTGCTGCCGAAGAGAAAGAAGACCCAATCCGTCTTTACGAGTTGGCGAAGAAAATCTACTACTCGACAGGAGACATTGAAGTAAGTAAATCCGATGCTGACCTAATCAAAGAGAAGGTCAAGGCTAAAGGGTTCACTGTGCTTGTTTTAGGGCCTCTCTACGAGGCTTTAAAGGAAAAGTAATGGTAACACCTATTAAGTGATTTAGAGGGCTAGAAATAGCCCTTTTTTATTTCCTATTAAATGCCTTATTTTTGATAAACGAATAGCGATTGATAACATGAATATCTTGCAAAAAGACGAAATAGGAGTACCATCCACACTTGTGGCATTTGTGGCAAATGTTTTTCAAGCCATCGGAATAGATTTCCTAAATGTGGTTCTTACCATGATTATCTCTTTGCTTTCAATCGTATATCTGATCTACAAAATTAAAAACGAGAAAGCGGTCTACGAAAAAAGAAAAGATGAAGAAGGGAAGTAATGCTAATAGCAAGCCATCTGCATTTGGAAAAAAGCGAGAGGGCAAAGCAAAGAATTTAAACACGCCTAAAGGAAAAAAGGTAAGTAAATACAGAGGTCAAGGAAGATGAAAAAGTTTTTCGAGTGGTCTAGTGGTTTTCTATCTGAAAACGGACAGGCATCCAGCAAAAGATTTGTAGGAGTATTCTCAGCAGTAGCTTTGTGCTACACGTTGTATGCTAATCACGATGCAGTAAACGAGCCAAGCGAGGCTTTGGTCTATTCTGTTGCAGCATTGTCTGCTGCTGCCTTAGGCATTAGTGCAGCCGAAAAAATATTTAAGAAGGAATGAAGAATTTAAGCAAGGAGGAACTGCTTTACAGGATGGAGGCAATTAATCGTAGCAATGCGATTATTTACTTTGACCTAAATGGTTTTATCCTTGGAGTGAATACACTTTTTTTGAAGGCTATGGGATTAGCCGATAATGAACACGACAAGCTAATAGGTAAGCATCATTCTATTTTTGTTAGCTACGAATACTCAAAGTCTGACGATTACATAAAGTTCTGGGAGACGCTAAGAGAAGGTAGGTATTACGAGGGTGATTTTGAAAGGCGAAAGATAGACGGCAGCCCGATTTTCTTGCAAGCTACCTACAACCCAATCCTAGACGAGAGCGGTGCAATAACTAAGATTATGAAGATTGCAACCGACATTACAGAAACGATTGTCAGCAAGAATAAAATCGAAGAACTTTCTGCCAA